GAACACCGTCAATCTGCTTCAGAAGCTGTTCTTGATACTTCTTCTGATGAATGATGGACTGCAGATTCTGCATGTCCGTCCGTGCATTCAGATCCTTCAACTTCTGCTGACAGGTTTTCTTTGCATGTTTATATGCTTTTTCCAGATCCTGCAACGCCTTTTCTTCATCCTTCAGTTGCGCCTGAATCGTTTCCTTCTCAAACGAATTCATTCAGCGTCACCACCTTCATCATCCGGTGTCACACCGTCCAATGTGGTCTGTGCTTCCTGCAGGTCTGTCTGCGCTTCATCCGGATCCGGAAGTTTGTCCTTGATGTCCTCATAGTCAATTTCCAGAATGTCACAGATGTTCTGGATGATGGTTTCGTTGTCCAGAACCCCCTGCAGATCAAGGATTGTATTAACCTGCACCTGCTGTTTTTCAGCATCGGTTTTTTCAATCTGTGCATTGTCGGAAGCGTTTGTCATGATCTCTCTTTCAAAATCGAACCAGACATCCTTGACATCATAGTCCGTTTCATCCTTCCGGTTGATTTCCTGCAGGACAACTTTCAGGATCTTCTTCAGGAACTGTTTCAGACGGATTTCCAATTTATTGCACTTCAGATCCAGAAGTGCATATCTGGACTTGATGACCACGTTGGTGATGTTGCCGTCACCAAGTTGTGCGGAATTGAACCCCATGCCGAACCGATAGATGTTCTTTTCATCTTCCTGCATCTTGGTCAGTCTTGCCTGATAGGGAACATCCACTGTGTGGACTTCCACACCACCTGTGGAATCAACACCGATCATCTTCTTGGTCTTCAGATTCTGCGCAAGTTCATCCAGATTGTCACCCATGAATCCCTTGACCACATGCAGTGGATGGTCAAAATCCGCAAGGTTATTGGACAGGCCGCAAGACATCAGGTCATAATCATCAATCAGATCCTTGATGGGTTTCAGTCCGCTGATCTGCTTTCTGTTGTTGTCCAGTCTGAAGAATGGGATGAATCCAAAGTTGTCATAGTAAGTGGAAGGATCCCCTTCTTTGTGATAGATCACATGCGGTCGTGGATTGATGTCTTCCCTTTCATCCGGAAGGATCTTTCCATCACCGTCCTGCACATAGAATGTCACCTGATCTTTATCCCACACCTGAATCCGTTTGATGGTCTTGTCAGATTTCGCAATGCGATCAATGTACCAATAGATGACATAGGCACATCCGTCATCCGTTTCTTTCTCTCGGATCTCCACCACACCCTGACAGTCAGCATGTTCAAAGTGCAGTCTGTCATCCTGTCCTGCATAGGCGTACATGTAAGACCAACCGGAAGACACTGCATCGGTCAGCACTTCCTGCAGTTCCGCAACGAATTCTTCATCGAAATAATCATCCAGTCTGTTCTGCAGTTCCGGAAGATCCGACCGGATGAACCCTTCCTTGTTTGACAGCATGTATTGGACAGCTTGGTCAACCAGTTCCGTAAAGAAGGGATGACTGATCTTGATGTTGCTTCTGGTCGTGTCTTCCACAAGCTTTCCATCCGCATTCCAATAGAACATCCGATACTGCAGGATATCGTGTTCCCCTTCATAGTATTTCTGACCAACGGATGCAAGCTTCTTCTTTTTGCTTCCGCTGTCTTCCTGCATGAAATACAGAATTTCATCTTCTTTCAACATGTCCGTCACCCCCTTTCTTAATACAACCAACCACCAATGATGCAGTCTTCCAGTGCATACCGCATCGCATCCATCAAGTGGTTGAAGTCATCAATCGGAACATTCAGTTTCTTTCCAAACTTGTCTTTATCCCATGTGTAGTTGCTGATCTCTGTCAGGAAATTCACGCACCTTGGATGGATGTGGATCTTCAGGTCTTGGATCCACTGGATCCCATTCAGGACGCTGTCCTTTCCCTTCTTTGCACCTTTGATTCTCAGATGCAGACCTTTCAGTTCATCAATGGATTTCGGTTCTGCACTGTCTGCAGTGATCTTTTCTTTGTGGTATCCCATCGAATCAATCAAGTTTGCAATCTTCCTGTTTGACAGTCCTGTCTGATAGAATTCATCCCACACCCAAAGATCATGTGTGGTGGTGTCCACGAACAGGACACAAAATGCGGACGGATCATTGGTATAACCAAAGTCCAGTCCGCACACCGTCTGCAGTCTGTGATTCTTCTGGATCTGTTCCAAAGTGAACTGTTCTTCCGTCCAATTCTCATAGATCAGTCCGTCAACGATTCCCCAACCACCAAGACCTGCTACTGCATACCGTCTCGGATTGTTGGTCTTCATCCGTTCAAACACCTGCAGATCCGCTTTGTCCAACCATTCATTGCAGGTGTAATTGGTGGTCAGTGCAAGGACTTCCGGATCCTCTGCATCAAAGAAGCGACCTTTCAACCAATGGTGTTCATTCCAAGGGTTGAAGGTCAGCGTGATCTGCTTCCACAGTCCTTCCGGACATTCACCACGGATGGATTCATCCAACATGTCAAAATCATCTTCTGACATGATTTCATATGCTTCTTCAATCCACATCCAACACAGGATCCCTGTTCCAACAGTGATGGATGTGACCTTCAGCGGATCATCCAGACCACGGAACAGGATCTTCTGTCCGGTTGGAAGATAGGTTGCTTCCAGTGGGGACAAGGTGAATGTCCAAAGGTGGTCTGTTCCCAACCGATGCACTGCCCACTTCAGATCCGTCCAACATGAATCCTTCAGCGTCCTGAAGGTCTTGCGGACAACCAGTGTGTTTGATTCCTTGTACCGTTGCATGTTGTAGATGATCCAAAGTGCAGTGGTCTTGGATTTCTTGGAAGCACGACTTCCCTTCACCACACGATACCTTCCACGGAAGTTCCAAAAGGTCTTGTATCCCTTTCCCACGATTTCCGGAAGATAGAACCGTTTAGTCTTCAAGTTCCGAATCACCCCCATACACAGGAATGACCACATTCAGTGTTGCAGAGTTATCCAGAACACCCTGCATCCTTGCAAGTAACTGCATAGCTTTGATCCGGTCGGCCTGTGAAGGTTTCTTCCGCTTGGTCACTGCTTCACTGATTCCGTCACCGCATCCTTCAACCACAATGACTTCTTCCTGTGATTCCCCACGGATGATGGATGTCAGGTGTTCCTGAATTTCCCTTGCATCCGCAATGTTCTGATTTTTGATTTCACCCTGCAGTTCTTTGATCCTGATCTGAAGGTCATGATTCGTCAATAGCTTTTGTCCGATCTGCTTTGCCGATCTTTCAGAATATCCTGCATTGATAGCCGCCTGTGTTGCGTTTCCTAACTTGGAATATTCCTGACAGAACCGTTCCTGTCTTTCGGTCACTCTGACACCCCCTTTCCATGCAAAAAGGACGGCGCACTGCCGTCCTTCGCAATTCTGATACTATCATTTTATGATAGTATCAAGGGACATTCAAGGGACATGCAAGGGTCTAATTCCTTCATATTCCTTCAACGCTTTCCTGTGAACTTTCTTTGTGTACTCATATGACCAGAACATTCTTTCTGCAGTCTGCTTCAAGGTCAGTCCGTCAATATAAACCAGATAAAGAAGCTTCTGATGGTTTCCGATCCGCATCATGTGGATCCGGTCAATGCACCACACCTTGTAATTCAGCAGACTGTGTTCCAGTTCCTTCAGTTTCTTCTCCGCAATTTCGATCTTTGCGAATTTATCACCCATCGTGTCACTTTGGACAGAAGTCTGGACTGATTCCTTGTCATAGCTAATTCCGGTCACACCGGACAATGCTGATCTAAGTTCATCAATGTACAGCTTCTGTTCATCCACCTTCTTTTGCAGTTCCCATATGTATGCAAGTTCTTCCTGTCCTGTGATCATATCTTCAGCAGGATCAGAAACAGGAACACCATCAACAACCAAAACTGACTGTCCGTCATGATCCACTCCTTTCTGTTCTTGGTCGTGTTCTTGGTTGTTCTTGGTGGACAAAAGCACCAAGAACAGGAAAAAACCTAGACTTTATCTGGTTTTTTCGGTGTTTTTGTTCTTGGTGTTCGTGGTGTTCGTGCTTTTTCCCTATTACTTATATATTTTCAATATTAGTTCCTAAAAATATATAGAAACTAAATTTTTATTTTATTAAAAAGAGGAAATCACCAAGAACACCAAGAACACCAAGAACAAGATGTCAAAAAATCCAGACTTTAAGCCAAAAATTAATGTTCGTGGTGCTGTTCTTGGTTGTTCTTGGTAGCATCCACAGCCATGAATTTAATTCCGGTCAGTTCGAAAATAAGGTCTTGCAGGTACTCCAAGGACATGTCCGAATCATCGAACCGTTCATATTCACCAAGAACAGCTTCACCGAATTCGGTCAGTTCATCCCCTGTCCAACCAAACTGTTCGAACAGGACTTTCACTGGAAGTCCCAAAAGCAGTGCAAAAAGTTCAGAAATGATGTCATTTTGCGCAGTTTTATATATTTCCTGCAACTTTTTGTCCAAATCTGACTGTTTTATGTGCAGAATCGGTTCAGTTTTCTTCATCATCCATGTCCCCATAGTCCAGATCATCCAGTGCGATTCCACCGATCACAAGCAGTGTAATGAACGCACCCACAAGACCACCGATCACAGAAGCAATCAACACATCAATCATCTTCCTGTCCTCCATCACAAACCTCCCTGAAATACGGCAACCTGCGCAGGTGCGTGATCAGTTGTGACCACTCATCCAGTTTGTGTCCGGTTCTCTGGTCAACGATCCGTGCGCAGACCTCATAGTTCATCATGACTGTCCGTCTCTGGTTATAAGAAGACGGAAGAAGTTGGATCATCTGCCACCAATAGGACTTGTCCCCTGTCTTCCGAAACAGTTCCCTGTTGTAGTTCAACCATTCGATCAGGACTGTCATGTGGTGCAGGGAATTGTCATCCAGATGTTCCACACTGAAATCATCCATGGTGAATTCCTTAGAATGGATCCGGTGCATGGTGGAACACGAATTTGCAACGGTTCCGACCTTGTATGTGTCAAATTCCTTCCACCAATACAGTGGTGCGGTGATATCCATCCAGACAACCAACATCCGGTCAAACTTCCTGTGTTCAGATCCTGCGCTGAACAGGTTCTGCATCAGCTTCAGATCACCGTCACCGATGTTCTTGATGATTCCGGAGTGATAGAATTCGGAATCCGACTTCCCCCATGAATTCATGGGATTGCGCATCCCACGGATAGCAGGTTCAAACCCCTGCACCTGAATGTGGTCAACTCTCAACATCACACATCACCCCTTTCCCCAATTCTTCACGCACTTGGTGTGGACAAACACTTCAGATCCACGCTTGGTCTTCACATATTCCACATCATCCAGACGGTCTTCCTTCAGCACCTTTCCACAGACAGGACAGCAGATCTTTTCGTCTTCTGGTCTGACACTGTCATCATGGATCAGTCTGTCCATCTTCTTCCGGAACAGAAGTTTCTTGTTGATCTTCATTACACATCACCTCATTCTTCTCCAGATTTCATCAGCACATTTCTTGCCGTACTTCTTGCAATCTCTCCTATAGCTTATCCACTGACCCACTGGCAGAAGCAGGATCGCCCCTGACCATCCAATGGCAAGTACGGCAAGGACATCAAGCATTATTGAACCTGTGACCATCACACATCACCGTCCTTTCTGTGGTTTGCTCTCCAGATGGAAAATCCTTCCGGATAACGTTCCTTCAGCTTGTCCACGTTGGTCTGCATCACATCATCAAGGTTCCAACCGACACTGTCACACAAAAGTGCAACATACCACATGACATCACCAAGTTCCTTCTTCAGATGATCCAGATCCATGGTGGTGTCATGGAAGAACCACTTCTTGACCATGTCTGTCAGTTCACCCACTTCACCGGACAGGCCAAGACATGCTTCAATCACTCCACCAAGGTCTTCCTTGTTCCAGTCATGGTCTTCAAATTTCTTCATCAACCGATCCGATGCATCACGGTCTTTTGTCCGCATCGCACTGATCTGATATTCACTTCCTGTCATGTTCATAATCCTCACGAACCAATATTATTTTTGACAGATTCAAACCGGACTTTCTCAACCTCTCGGTGACCTGCTTCCACTGGATCCACAGGTCAACCCATGAATTTTTATCTGTGTTCACGGTCAATCCTCCTGCAGAATGTCTTTGGATAATCCAACGTATTCATGTATTTCCGTTGATGCTTGCAGGGTCTGTATCTGTCCACACACTTCCACGTTCCGTTCTTGTTCCTGTGCATTTCGTTTGGATACATCCGATGACACGAACAGTCATAATCCGGTTTTCTGACCAGACTGAACCCCTGCTTTTCCGCTTCCTGTTTCAGTTCTTCCACTGTCATACTCACCACCCAAGTTTCAGATCATCAATCATGTCTTCCAGTCTGGTCAGCACATCGGAATCATAACCATATTCATGTGCGGTCTTGATGTACCACTCTGCTTTCTGCAGATCTTCCTGTCCGTTCTTGTTCTTGTATCTCCACAGATACTTGAACGCATTGCAGACACAAAAATCACACACCGCTGTCCGTCCGAACATAAGGAACATCACATCAATACATTCCAGACTGCAGGAATCCGCATAATGGTGCGGATGATTCACGACATCTTCCATGATTCCCTTCCTTTCTTTCCGGTGCTGATGGATATATTCAGCACCGGAATCCAAAAAATTTATCGGATAAAGATGATCCCTTTCTTTCCGGATGGAAGACGGACATCCTTCCGATCACATCCCAAGTGTTTCTTGATTTCCTTTGTAAAGGTCTGCATTGCTATCCTTGAAAAACCATTGTCTGTGCAGAATGTGTCATATCTCGCATAAACCGTCTTGGTTTCCTGTCCGATGATTTCATTTTCCGGAACTTCTTCAAGGAATGACAGGACTGGATTGTTGTCCCTTTCGAACTGATCCACTTCATCTTTGACCTTCTGTGATTCTGTGAATCCCTTCTGAATCAGGACACGGTTCAGACCTTGGATTCCAAGTTGGATCAGATATTCTGCAGTTTCCTGTGTTTTCAATTTCCATGTGATCCCTGCATCATAGTCCGGATCATCCTTGGTGAAGTGTGCGTTAAACGGCACGATGACCAACCTTCTTTTGATTGCACCAAATCCCCTGTTCCGCATCCTTGGAATCTCATTTGCACTGAACAGCAGTTTCACGGTCGGTTTAAAGAAGAATGCATCCTGTCCTTTGTTTTCCGCTTTCACGCTGTTTCCAGACACAATCTTCTTGAACTGACTGATTGCATTCCCCTGCAAGAATTCATCACTGATGTCATCACCGATGTTCGCAAGCTTCCCCACCATGGTGGTGACTGAAAATCTCTCGGACAGTTCGTTCAGATCCAGTGATGACACATTCTGCAGACCAAGAACATGTGTGACCATGTCCAAATATGTGGATTTACCGTTCGCACCTTCCCCTGTCAGAATGAATGATTTTGACAGTTCGTTGTGTCTGAAAAAGCAGTATCCAATACATTCTTCCAGAAGCATCCGAATTTCTTTGTCATGGCAACTGATCCGGTCAAGGACGCTGTCCGCAAGTTCTGAATAACCTGCAGGATTGAAATTCCATGGAATCATGTTGGTGATCACGATGTCAGGACTGAACTGCATCATCTGTCCGGTGGACAGGTCATAGATTCCATTCTTGAATGCAATCAGATTTGCGTCCGCAACAGGTGTTTCTTCCGGTGTGATGATCTCCAAGAATTTCAGCGTTTCCTGTCTTTGTGTCGCTTTCAGTGTGGGGATGACTTCCACCATCTTGGATTCAATATATCTGTATCCAGACTGATATATTCCGTCATCGTACACCGCAAGCTGTCCATTCACCCTTTTGATGTGGAACTGACTTTTCATGTACTGGCCAAAGACATTGTGCAGGAAAGTCTTCCCATTGTAGAAAACAGGTGCTTCAAACGCTTCATCCCTTGTTATGGTGTCGAATTCCTGCTGACCAATCGGATCTTTAAAAACAAAAGTGTTGGTGTTGTTCAGGATCCGTTTGATGGTGTCCTTGTCAAATCCGTGCTGTCCCTGCAGAACAAGGATATATTTGAACAGTTCTTCGTTCCTTCCATCACCTTCCTGCAGTTCCAGAAGTTTCACCGATGTGGTCACTGGAAACAGTTCTTCCGGTACTTCCTGCAGTTTTTCCGGTTCGAACAGGACTGACCGTTCCACACCATCCACCTTGATGGGGACATAGGTGTCACCAGAATGGATGTCCGCAACAAGGCCGACACACAACTTCTTGTCCTTGCCGTCACGGAATTTCCACCCTTCCGGTTTTTTCCAGAAGGAATGGATGTGTCCGTTGGTGGGATTCTCCATCACAGTGCAGTTCCAGTCATTCTGGTCGGACATGTCCCAAAACTTCTGTGACAATTCATCAGTATCAAAACTGATATCCACCACACCTTCCAGAAGCAGACCACCAAAGGAATCATTCTTGGATGCATCAGAAAAGGACAGGATCTTCTTTTTCCCCTTCAGTTTCTGACCGGATGCAGGGGACTTTCCGTCCCCTTGGACATATGTCCGAAAGCATGTTTTTATCTCATCCATCATCCACACCAAAACCTTTCAGTCTGTCCTTTGCTGTGCTGATATACCAGTTTTTGTCCAACCGATCCGGAACCTTCACACCGTTCACAGCGTCATTGAAGATGAAACAATGTTCCGGTGTCCCTTCCACCTTTGCAACGGATCCATCATTCTTGACCTTCCACAATCCACCGTCTGTCTGATCCTTGGAAGCAAAGACACGGACGCACTTTTCGTTTAAGCGTTTTCTGTCACCCTTGAATTCTGTGAAGGTCTTCATCTTCCCTGTCTGCGGATTCACCTTCCGGACGGATTCCCAATGTCCACCATGCATAATGCATGAATATTTATTAGAAATCTTTTTCACCATCTGGAATTCCTTCAGATCATCACACTTCAAGATGGTCTGTTCCACCGGAATTCCTTCCACAAGGTTTCTGACCACCGCTTTGTTGACAATCGGAAGATCATAATCCAGTGGGGACAGTTCCTTCACATAAGCACCTTTTCTTTCCAGTTTCCCATTTTCAAACTGGAAGACATAGTTGTTCACATCCTTCTGACTGATGGAGACAAGACGGTCAAATTCCAGTTCCATCTTGTTTCGTGTCTCCCACTCATAGCAGATATCATCCATCAGATAGAACGCTTCATCCGTGTCCGGAAGACTGACAATCAGACCATCAGTGTTGGACTGGATCAGTTCAAATCCTTCAATCTGTTCCAGTTTGTCGATCAGGTCGATCAGCATCAGTTGACCGTTGATGCAGATCAGATTTGCATTCCTTGGATCATACGCAAGACTGTTTTCCGCTTTACAGATCCCATAGGTTCCGTTGATGACAATCTTCAACGGTGCTTGTTCTTTCTTCCTGCCTGCATGTTTCAGTTCAATCCGCTTTTCATAAATCTGTCTGAACCGTTCCGGTTTGGTTGCGTTTCTGGTCAGCAGGAACCAGAAGATCATCAGTCTCGGATAAAAAGAAGCAACATCAATATGCCACATCTGACATCCGTGTCCATCGTTGTGGTATTTCTCACGACCTGCATGGATGCCACCCCATGCAATCGTGTGATCCACCCCTGCTATCTTCATGACCAGATTCTTTTCATAATCGTGATTTTTCGGATCAATGAAGAATTGAACCGCTTCCATGTACTTTCCCACATCCACGGACGGAAGGACATACAGATTGAATTCATCATCCCTTGTCTTCCGTTCACATCCAAGGATCTTTGCACTGATCTGCGCTTTGGTCAGGCCAATGTCTTTGATGGAAAGTGTGTCCGGAAACATGTTGATCAGGCCAAGGATTGCATCAAAGTCCGCTTTCTTCTCCATAAAGACTTCCACAGTCTGTTCCACATCGTGTCTGCAGTATTTCAGCACATCCTGCAGTTCCTGTTCAGTCAGTTTCCGGTCAATCCGGAAGTCCACGGATGTTTCCTGAATGCTGTTTCCAAGGAACCCTTCCCACGTTTTCAGACCCCTGTCAATCCGTGTCATGACATCGTAGGACAGAAGCGGAATCTTCCGGAACAGACTGGTATAATTCCACCCTGCTTTCCCTTCCGTGATGATCCATTCATTGATGTCATATGGATCCAGACCACACAGGATCCCACGCAAGATCCAGTCATCATAGTGGTGATTGTTGCAACCGCACCAAATGTCGTTCATATGGTCGTTGTAGAACTTCAGCATCTGATCCGGATCATTGATTATGTCTGTTTCCTGTTGCGCTTCCATGTCCAGAAGGACAACCATCCAATCATATTTGTAGACTTCAAAATCAAAGAAGATCATGTGTGTGTCCTTTCGGTCAATGGTGCTGACCTTTTACAGTCAGCACCATGCAACAGTGTCTTCAGACTTCATAGACTTCTTCAATGCTGTACACAGGGAAGTCTTTCTTGTTCCTTGTGTACTTCAGCAGGAATTCAAGGTTTCCATCCACCGCTTCAAAGATGTCCATCAGCAGATCATTGTACTGACTGTAGTTCTTGAATTCGATTTCCGAATCGTCAACCGCTTCCATGGACTTCAGGAATCTGTTCATCTGACTGATCTGGAATCCCTGTGTGATGGTCTGATTCATGAACAGGATGCTGTTCTTGAACTCACCTTCCTTGATCCGGAACCACATGGACACCATCGGATTTCCCTTGGAAGATTCCTTGATTTCCACCTTGTCCAGTTTCACTTCATAAGTCCCCACAGGAACTTCCGCATAATCACCGGATCCTGTGTTCTGGTCTGCCTGTTCGATATCTTTGCGCAGACCTTCCACATCAATTTCCTTGTTCCACTTGTCAAAAATGCTCATTGCGTCATCCTCCTATCACTTCAGATCATCTTCCAGATGATTGATAACTTCCTTCAGTGCGTTCAGCAGATCCTTCTTTTCTTCCAGATCCAGATCCGCTTCCTGTTTGTCCGTGTCAGCTTCCTTCTGAATAAGGAACCAGATATATTTCATTGCTAAGTTGTTCGCACCTTCTGCCCACGGATCCTGCAGGTCTTTGTCCATCAGCATAAGGTTCAGACACAACTTCACCGTGTTTTCATCCATCTTTCCCTTCTTCACACCTTCGATCATGGTGGTGAAGAATCCTCTTTCTTTGAGCATTTCAACGACCTTGATCATGCTTCTCCCCTCCTTTTCCGTGTTCTTCTTGCAGGTGCAGGTACTTCATCCGCAACCACCGCACCTGTTCCGGTGTCCACTGCTGTTTCCCTTTTCTTCCGTGTCCGTCTTGCAGGTTTGCTTTCAGCAGTTTCAGCAGTTACCGCTGTAGAATCAACGCTGACCGCTGAATTCTCCACTGTGCGGTCTTCTGTGGTGGCCTGTGTAGATTCTTCCACCTTGACTGCAGAATTGCTCACAGACGATTCTGGTGCGTCCTGTGCGGTGTTGGCAGGATAGACGGACATCAGATCCGACCATGTGCAGGGGATGATGGTCTTCTGGATGTCCTTCAGTCTTCCACCACCAAAGACCATTTCCGATGTCTTGAACTGCAGTGTGTGCTGACCGTCTTCTTCCACCACGGCACGAACAACGATGTCCACCATTCCTGCAAGCTTGGTTGCAATCTTGTCCTGCAGGTTGGGTTTGACCTGTGTGACCTTGTCACCGGATTTTTTGGTGATGTCTCTGGACTTGTCTTCCTTGCTGATGATGATCAGATTTTCATACGGAAGATTGAAGAATTCACGCATGGTGGAAAAGAATTCCGTTCTGACCTTGTCCCACGCACGGAAGGTGTCATCAGATTCATGCGTGATTCCAAGTTTGTCATACATGTACAGTCTGCACAGTTCATAAGCGTCTTCCACAAGGTCAATGATGATGGTCTTGAATCCGTTCTGACCTGCTGTCTTCTGCAGTTCTCGGATGGTGTCCTTCAAGACTTCCCAACCAAGTGTGGTCTTGGTCTGTCTTCCTTCCACGGTGACCTGATCACCGATCTTCACAAACGGCATTGTCACAAACTGGATATTGCCGTCCGTGTTCAGGTTCAGTGGTGACGGTGCGTTGTCACACATGGTGGTCTTTCCAGTGAAGGAATCACCATAGATGTAAATTTTCCGCTTGGTTACCTGTCCGACCTGCCGTCTTTCGTTGCTTGGTAAAATCATTTCTGTCCTTCCTTTCTTGCAGTAATCTTTAAATTCACACCAATCGCATAATGGTGAAAATTCCTTCTTGAACTCTGTGGTCAGACCAATCTTCATGCAGGTCTGGAAGAACCTGTCCACATGGTGGTGGTCATATTCCACTTCACGTACTTCAATGTCCACTTCATCAAGTGCTTCCTTCAGCCGCTTCCGGAACTGGAAGATGGTTTCCGTCTTCCCCTGTCTGATCATGACTTTCGGCACGAACACAAAGAACATCTTCCGGATCTTAATTCCCTTGATCTGTTCCAAAAAGAACTTGTACACATGAAGCTGTCTCGAATGCATGTAGGTCTTGATGTTGTTCGAATACTTGTAGTCATACAAGTCATAGACACCATCACCGACCGGAACAAGCAGATCAGCGGTTCCCATGTACACTTCATTTTCAAAGGGAACTTCATGCAGACCTTCAGGGATCAGTTCTTTCATCCTTGGGATCCAGTGTTCAAACTTGATGATCTCATTCACATGACGGTCATCAATCACAGGGAACCTGTTCATGTATTCATCCAGTGCTGTTTCCAGATCCGTTTCCATTCCCCTGTGCAGTGTCGTTCCAAGGATCAGCGGATTCTGTGGATCATCGGACGGAAGTGTCTGCAGTTCATCCAGATAAGTCAACTTGAATCTGTACGGACATTTGTTGAAGCACTCTGCAGTTGAAAAATGGAACTGCTTCATTCAATCATCCCTTCCTGCTGAAACTTCTGATACCAGTACAACCATTCTTTGTTCAGATGGTGTTCGAACTGTTCTGATTCAAATGTGTTTCCGTTTTTCATGCTTTCAATCAACCGCTGAAAGAAATCATAATTTTTCGGATACAGCAGAACAGCGCACCCACCTGCATCATGGATCTTCTTCAATGACCGGATCTGCAGTGCAGATGGTCTTCCGTTTGGTGCTTTGATCTCCAAACCGATGAAACGGCCTTTACAGCAGACCAGAATGTCCGGAACCCCTGCAGTGGTGAATTCTCCACCACCCCAATACTTGACGAACCAACATCCGTGCATGGTCAGGAATGCTTTCACACGGTTTTCAAAATTCTTTTCCGCACCCATCACTTCACCTGAATCCGGACGGATGCTTTGACCTTGGATTCCTTCTGATACTGATCCAGATCAATTTCCAGATCG